AGAGAACAGATTTTCTATGCCATCCGCAAGTAGGTCTAAGATTTCAAACGCTCCGTCCAATATCTGACCTCCCAAAGGACCGCCCAGCACCTCGCCCAGCGTGCCTCCGATGGTCTTGGATAACACGTTAGCTACTTTCTGCGAGAAGTCCTTGTCGCCAAACACACCGGCAAGTTCCTTCAAACCTTTCCATACACCGCTCAACGAACCGCTCTGCAAGTCCTTCAACCCGCTTGCGAGGTTATCCATGTTGTCCTTCACCCTTGTGGCCGCTGCGGTCATGCCGTCCTGCGCTGCTGTCACCTCGTCCTGCGACTGACTCACCTTGTCGCCCGATTCCACCATCTGACGAGTGAAATCATCCAGTTGCTCCTGAGTGATCTGACCGCTGGCGAACATCGCCAAAGCGTTCTTGTAAGCCTCGGTGGCCTTGGCAGCGTCCTCGCTGGCCTGCGCCAACTTCGCCTGCTTGTCCTTGTAGGTATTCACCGCATCACCCATATCTCTGAACATACCCTTCCACCCCGAAGAGGTCTGCTGCTCCAACTGAGTGATAAGGTCGTAGATTTTCTTTTGGTCGTCCGTCTCGGCCTGCCGGAACTCGTCAGACTGCGTGTAAGACTTCAACTTATCCAATGTCGGTTTCAACGTCTCTTGAAACATCGTACCAAACTCACCCAAAACCGACTTCCAATCTATATCCGCTGTGATGGCCGATACCTCTATGTTCTGCATCTTGCGGTCCAACTCCTTCTGCAAGGAAAGTTTCTCTCCCTCTGTCGTGGCTTTCTTAATCTTCTCGGCATACTCTTGGGCGATAGCCAACTTCTGCTGTTGGAAAGTGCCGTATTCCTTCAAGTAATCGCGCATTGCTTGCAGTTCGCTCTGCTGTTCGTCCGTCACGGCTTTCTGCTTGATGCGCTCCGCATTGTCAAGCGACTCCTGGAGTGCGGATGTCTGCTCTGTGGTAAGGCCCGTCACCGTGGTGTCGCCACTCGTGAACGACTCGCTCCCTCCGATACCCGCCTCCTTGTTCGCCTTGGCAAACTCCTTGGCTTTCTTCAACACCGTGGAGACTCTGTCATCGTAATCCTTCTCAATCTGCTTCAACACCTTTGCCGAGCCCTCTTCCATGAGGGCAAGTTCGTCCGACTGATTCGAGCGTTTCAACTCCAACAGTTTGTTGGCAATCTGCTCCTGCTTGTTCGCCTCCGTCTTGGCTTGGGAGGTCTCCTTGCGGTTCATCATCGCCTCTTGACGGATAATCATGCGCTTTTCGGTCTCCCGCTGGCCCTCCAGGGCGGTGAGTTCGGCCTGGTACTTTTCCTCGGCCTCGTAGTCCGCTTTGGAATTTGTTGAAAGGGCGTTGGTCTCCTGCTGGATGGCGAGTTGCTCCTTGGCAAACTCAATACGCTTCTCGTACTTCTGATTGATGAGTTCCTGAACGTCCGCAAGGGCCTTTTGTTTCTCCGTCCCTTGGGAGGAATAAATCTTGTTCCGCAATTCAGAAATTTTGTTGTCGAGTTTCGCTTCCTCGTTCTGCCACTTGCTCTTCTGTCTGTCGAGGTCGAACTGACGCTTGGCAAGTTTCGAGGTAGCCTTGGCCGCATCGTTCACACTGTTCACGTAGTTCTTCATCTTACCCGAGAGGTTATCCACTCCGGTGGCCGTTTTCATCACCTCGTTTGTCAAACCCTTGAAATCGTCTCCGATGCTGCCCCATTCGCCCGTGAACACGTCCTTCATGAGTTTGGCAAGGCTCTTGAAGATGCCTCCCAACCCCTCTATCCGGTTCACGAGATTCTCCTTGATGGACTTCCACAAGGTCTTGACAGCCTCTTTAGGTGACGTGAAAGCGTTGTAGATAGCCTTTCCGACATTGATAACTATCTCCTTTAACTGCGTCAATATTCCACTAAAGTAACCGGTTATCTCGGATAACTTTCTTTCGCCCTCTTCCGAGGAATGCAACCATGTATTAAGCGTTTGAAGAGCGAGAACCACGGCAGCAATGATGGCTCCGAGTGGCGTGGCAATGAAAGCCTTGGCCGCACCCGTCATGCCCGTGATGCCCTTGATGGCAGACTGCGCCACGGGAGGCAGGTTGCCCAATATCTTGTTGAAGTTGTCCTGCCCTCCCAGGAGTTTCACGAGGATGGAGTCAGCCTGCGTCATCTCTCCCTGCACTTGCGACCATGCGGCACTTGCATCCTTCTGTGCGGCCTGGAGGTTGTAGAGTTCGTTGGTGGCCGATTGAAGGGCTATCGAGAAAGCCTCGTAGGTACCTTGCGCCTGCTGGATGGCTTCGTCCGAGGCGTCCCCGCTGGCGGTGAGTTCGTCAAGAGCCTGCTTGGCCTGATCCACGCTCTCCTGGAGTCGTTCACACGTGGCTTGCTGGTCCTCGATGGCACTTTGCAAGGAATAGAATTGTTCGCTCGCCTCGGCTGCCTTGCTCCCCAACTCCGTGCCGTAATGAGCCGCCAAAGAAGCCGCTGCGTCCTCGCAGGCTCGCAGTTCGTCCTCCTGCTGCTGGAGTTCCATGCGCAAGGGTGCGAGGTCTGCGTCCGACCCATCGAAGTCCGCTATCTGCCCTCGAAGGTCCGACACACTCTCCTTCAACGACTGCACATAATCGTAGTCCTCTTGCGAAGAAAAAATTTTCGGAGCCTCTGTCATACCATGGGTAATATCCATCGACCCCTCCAACGTGGAGAGGGAAGCCTTGTACCCCTCCACCTCTGTCACGAGATCCTGGAGATTCTTCGACTGCTCGACAATATCCGCAGTGATGGCGTTGAACCCAGCCGTGTCACCGCTCTGAAAGGCTTGCTTGGCCTGCTCGTCATACGACTTGATTTTCTCCGAGAGGGAGTTGATGGAGTTCTCGCCCTCCTTGATGGCGGCTTGCAAGGCCCCTATCTTCTGCTCCACGGTTCCCATGTCGAAGGACGAACCCAAACCCTCGATGGTCTTGCTCGCCCTCTGCACCCCGTCTTGAATCTGCTTGACCTTCGCAAGGAAGTCCGCATTGTCCGCTGTGATGTCAAACTTAATTCCTGCCATTTCCTGATATTTAAAAAGTTAGCAAATATTCTTGTTATCCCGAAAAGTTTTGTACATTTGCAATCGTAAACAAAAAATTCAATCTATGAAACTGAAAACATTCCTTCTCGCGCTGGTCTCGACAGTGGCCCTCGCGTGTTCCTCATCCGATGACGAGGAAAGTTCCTACATTCCGTGTACCAAGTCCGAAATCCAAGGTGATTGGGCCAAGGCCGCATCCTCGGTGGACTACTCCCTCTCCTTCAGCGGGGACAGTTACAACCTCTATTTCATACGTAACGGCTCCATCATCGACAAGGAGAACGGAACCTACGAAATCGAGGGGCTGAAAATCCGCCTTACCAAGTCTGACGGCTCCCAATCATCCTACGACAACGGAGATTTCTATTTCTACGATACCAAAAAGGACAAACTGCGTTTCGCTGCCCTCTTGGAGTTCTACCGCTCCAACTGATTCATCATGCGCAACTTCTCCAGCGTCCGAGGGTCGTCACCCGAAAGGGCGTTGGCGTTGATGTGCAACTTCTTCCTCTCTTCATCGCTCAAATAGACCGATGTCTCCATGTCGGCCATGAGTGCTAGAAGTAAAGGGAAGGATATGCCCCAAATGACCTCCTGGGGGGTCATGTTCAGTTTCTCGCAGGCGGGTATCACCAACCCTCCCAGGATGGACTTGCCACCGAAGGAGATTGTGTTCCCGCTCTCGCCCTTGACCTTCGCTATCTTGCGCATCTTGTCCTTCTCCTTATCCAGCCCGTAGTCATTGATGAAGGATTCGATGTCGATGTCCGTGACCACCGCCAGCAGGCACGATGCAAGGTCTTTCACGTCCACCTCGCTAAATTCCTTCGCCCTAAGACCGATTTTCGTGGCGTCTAACAGACTTTCCATATCATTGTAAGTGGAGTATGCCAAATACACGCAAACCTCGTCCTTATGGTTCCCTACTGCCTTTAGACACGATTTGAAAGGGTTGCCTTTCAAGTCCAGCCCGATGGACCGCAGCACGTTCCCGGTCAATAAGGCCTTTCCCAAAGTCGGGGGATAGAAGGAATACCTCTTCCCGCCCATCTCGAACGTCCGAGGACGCTCCAGCAATAAATCAATATGCTTCATATCATGCAAAAAGGGGAGCAGCCCGAAAGATTCTGACCGCCCCCCATCCTTCGATTATACTATGGAGTTCTGACTATTCCTCATCCTTGAACAGTTCGGAAGCCACACCGTAATCAATCTGCGCACCCTCTTCGGGTTGCAACACATCGAAGGTGTAGGACTTGATGAATCCGTCCGCAGACGTGTACTTCGGTTCTACGGAACAAGCCGAACGCTTGACGTGAGCCGCCAAAGCCAACTCGTTCTCGGGGATGATTTTCAGTTCGTACTCGCCCTCGGTGACACCGTCCACTTCCGTGATGGGATCTGTGCGCTCGGGAACCTGGCGCACGTCAAAGACCACCTCGTTGGTGTTCTTCTTGTACTTCACCGCCTCGTTGCCACCACCCTCAATGGGTGCCTCCAACTTGTCACCCTTGGTCGGGTTGATCTGCGTGGAGTCCTCCACGGGAGTGGCGAACTTCTTCCACTCTTCTCCATCCGCAATCTTGCGGACCCATATCGTGGGCTTGCCCCATGAAATGGAAACTACTGTTTCTGCCATATCATTCGTTGATTACTTGATAAAACAATTTGTTATTGATAAGGTGCTCGTTGGTAGCCGACACCTCCATGACGCTCTGCTTCTCCATCCGGCACATCCACCCCTTTCCGTGATGCTCACGCATGATGGTATCACACAATTTGGCCAGCGTTCCGGTGCGCAGGGTGTTCTCCCTATACACCTCATTCGCGTGGATGTCCTTGACGTAGATGTTCACGTTCACATAGACCTTCTGCCATTGCCGGCCCTCGGAAGCCAACACAGAGATACACACATCCTCCTTGTCCGTCTCTCGTCCGGTCATGCTTATTTCTCCGGTAACGGTCTCCTTCAAGTCCGTTGTCGATAGCCAAAGGAAGATGTCTTGTCTGATTTCAATGTCTGTTTTCATAATCTCTGCATTTTCTTCATGGCCCTTTCTGCGGCCCTTTCCAAAGTCTCGTCAATCTTACCCATCGCATAGAGTTCTGCGGATGCGAGGACGTCCTTGTTATCCCTCGCCTCCACGTACTCCGCATAGTCCATACCCGCCACGACAACCAAAGCGTAGGTCTCGGAATATGTTTTCGCAAGGGAGTCAATCATCTTTCGCCCCTCGTTGGACCCTTCCGAGCCGTTGAGTATCTGCGAGAAAGCGGACGTGATGACCGTCCTGCCTTTCTCGTAGACCGCATAGCCGATGGAACTTCTCAGGTTGCCCGTTTGGTCAAACCATGAATCTTTCCCCGAGCGGTCACGGATGCGCTTGACACAATCCTCGCCCAAATAACTCAATGCCCGGAGTATCTCGTGTTGCAAGATGTCGGCCATAGAGTCCAGCAGTGCGGATATGTTGTCCTCTACCCTTATACCCATGCCTTCGTCTGATGTTGGTAAGGATGGAAGCCCTTGATGACGTACTCGCCCTCGATGCCCATTCTCTCGAGTCGCACCTTCTGACCGATGGCCAGCGTGACGCACCGCTTGGGCAGGTAGAGCGTGAAGGAGTAGGTCGATACCGACCCGTCCTCAAACGTCTTTTCCTCGCCCTTGCCCGATGGCACCGCCTCGCAAGGGATGGGGGCTGACCACGTGGAAGAACCCTCGTGCCAGTTCCCGTACTCGTCCTTGTAGGATTCGCCCTCTTCAAGAACATACAACTTGTGCGATTTAATCTTCAATACTCCCATTATAAGAAATACACTTTCGGTTGGTCTATCTGTTTCTCCGTCTCCCCAATCTTGGCATACAACCAATTCGCTTTCTTTAAAATCAAAGATTTATCAGATAGCGAAATGGACTTGTCCGCCTCGCTGAAATTCGGAGCCTCGATAAGAGCGTATAGGGAATCGGCTACCGCACCCATGAACGCAGTGCCCAGGATAACCTCTTGGGTGACCTCTTCGTCCGAGTCAAGCCCACGGGCCAGCAACTTGTTGGCCACAAACCCCTCGGGAAGGGGGTACATCACCTCGTCCATGAGTGCCTCGCCTATCGTTCTCATATCACTTCAAAGCCTCCTTCAGCTTGGCTTGGTCATCGGCATTCAAAGCGTTCACCTTCTTGATGATGGTCTCATCCTTCTGTGAGGTTGTCGCTGTCACGCCCAAAGCGTTCAGAGCAGCCACCACCTTCTCCTTGGAGTACTGCGCACCAAAGACGGTGATGTTCTCGTCCGTGGCTCCGTCACCTTCATCGGATGCGTCCAGCGGCTGTGCGGAAGCGAGGTCGAGCACGTAGATTTGGTCTACATCCTCGATAATCGGGGCAACCATCGCCTGGCACTTCGTGACCTCCTGGAAGGTCGGCTCAATCTCGTGGTAGACGCTCACGAGCTTGAAGGTGTCGATGACGGAATACTGCGCCAGCTTGCTCTGATTGAGCTGTTCTGCGGTCTCGGTGTAGACCAAAGAACCTACCACATCGTTGCAGTGGAAGATGACACGGTCGTTGTTCCACGGCTTGACGGACTTTCTCACGCCATTCTTCTCGATGATGACCGAGCGGTCGATGATGCCAATCTCGATGCCATTGTTATCATCGGCAAACGCCTCCTTGAACTTCGAGGTGGAAGGAGTGGGCAGCGTGGTGTCGTCCGTATAGATACGGCCCTCGTAGCTCGCCACGAGTTCCTTTGCCTCACGGGTCTGACGCAGCTCGTCAAAGCGGGTCTTGCTCAACTCAATCTTCGTGATGGTGTTACCGTCCAAATCCGCTTTCTCAATCACACGCTTTAGGTCGGGAATGTAAATCTTACCCAACTCGGTGGGCGAGAAGGTGTTCTCGGCAAGGTAGCCGAAGTTCAGACGTAGGGCGTTGCCGTTGTTCTCGTCCGGAATCAATACCAAACCGTTGGAGAATCCGTTGAGGAAAGCGTACTCGTTCGCCTCGTCAATGCCCACCACGCAGAAGTTGGCATCGGCAGCGAATTTCTGCACGACTCTGTTCCATCCGTCCGACTGGAGGGAAACGAACTGGAGATTCTTCAACTCGCTCTCTTTGAGTTCACGCTTGATGGCCACCTTCGGCAGTTTGCCGTTGGAAGCCGACACACGGTCACGGTTCTTCGGTGCCACCGGGGAGTCCAGGGCCACGTAGTCCGCAGCCACGTAGGTGGTGTTTACCGATGCGCTCTCCCACTTGCCGTCTGCCGAATACAAGGGATTCAGCATGGTCTTGTGCAGGTAGGTGATGTTCTTTCGCTTACCGTTGATAAGCTCGATCAAGTTCTGCAACTTCGGGTAGAACTTGGCGATGATGTCTTGAAAATGTGAAAGTTCCATTGATTACCTCCTTTCTTAATCGTGGTTGAATACTAATGTGGGGATGGCGGTCTTGATGGCTGCTTTCAGCTCCGCTGTCAGCGGCACGGGTACCGCTTCATCATTCACCTCACCCGAGTAGAGGATAGCCACCAACGG